GGAGTCGATTTGAGCCTCTATCGCAATGTGATCGGCGTGGATGTAGGGATGAAGGGTGCAATCGCAGCCTTGGGCACACGCACTTCATTGCCCAGGGTCTGGGACATGCCCTGTGCGGAGCGTGGGGTGGATATGGACGGCCTGAAGTCGATCCTGGGGCAGTTCAACCCCCACGACACTTTGGCGTACCTCGAAAACAATACGGCACGTCCAGGTGAAGTGCCAGATTTTGCTTTTCGTTTTGGCTTGCAAACAGGTCAACTTTGGGGTACACTGTGGACTGGTGGATTCAGCCTACGACCCATAGCACCCCAGAAGTGGAAAGGCCAGCTTGGCCTCCCAGGGAAAACCCACGCAAACGCGGTGGAGATATGTGCCGCGTACTTCGACGAGACGTTTCCGGCGTTCAAGCACCTGATTCGCGGGCCACGCGGCGGGCTGCTTGACGGGCGGATCGATGCCTTGTGCATCGCGTATTACGGCTGGCTCGGTGAGACAAGCCCCTGCGGGCACATGGGCGGCAAACGCCCCATAAGGAGAACGCTGTGAACAAGATCAGTGCATCTTCAATCTCTGCCTTCCGTAAGTGCAGCACCGCCTATCGTTTGGCCTACATCGAGGGCATCCGTCCTGCCATCGAGGCAGACACCCTGCGAGTCGGGTCATCGTGGCACGGGGCCTTGGAAGCATACGAGAAGGCCACCGGGGATAAAATGACCGCCGCAGTCGAGTACCTTAACGAGCGGTATGCTCAGGTTCCGGCCCATAAAACCGCCGCAGAGTATGGACTTGAATACATAACCTTGTTGACTTGCCTTAGCGGATATTTGTGGTATTGGAGCGAAGACAAGATCGAAGTTTTAGCCACTGAGATTCCCTTCGATCTCCCGCTCCACCTGCCCCGCACGGGCCTGCCCCTGCCGACATCAGAAGTTGTCCGTACAGGCAAGATCGACGCCCTGGTACAGTGGCAGGGCAAAGTCGGCGTGTTGGAACGCAAGACAACGAGCCGCAGCATAGACGCCGATTCTGATTTTTGGGACCGTTGGCGTAAGGATTTGCAAATCAGCAATTACTGTCTTGCCCTTCACGATATGGCAGCGGCCGGGTTGCTGCCTGCAAATGTGCCGGCCGATGCCCAGCGGGCAAACGTGATCGTGGACATCTTCCGCAAGCCGACTATTGGCCCAAAGATGCTTACCCAAGCGGATACCAGGTTGTTCGCGGAGACTGGCGAGTACATGGGCGAGAAGTTCGTGGCCGTGGCGAGCATTGACAACGCCGAGCAACCCACGCTTACGGTGGATGGCATACACGCGGAAATCGAGATGGGCAAGAAGGGGTATGCCATTCGAGAGACGCTTCGGATGTTTGCCGCACGCCTGTTGCTGGACATTCAGGAAACCCCCGCCAAGTATTTTGCCAGGCGGGAGATCGCACGCACGGATGCGGAGTTGAAGAAGTTCCGCCACGACCTGTTCGTCACCTATCAATCGATGAAACTCCATGAGTCCCATAACCTGTGGGTCGAGAACGAAGCCTCGTGCGACGTTCCCTACAGGTGTCAATTCAAACCGATTTGCTATGGGGCCGGTTCTGAGGTATGTTGTAATCGTAAGGCCCCCGTTCCTGATGGATTCAAACGGCTGCCTTTTGTTGACCTAACGATCTCGGCCAAGTCTGAGGAGGAATAACCATGGGCAAGGGAGATTCACCCCGCCCCCGGAGCGTGCCATACGACGTGTATGCCGCCAACTATAGCAGAATTTTTGGAAAGAGAGAGAACCATGCCACCGCCCCCCACGAGGAAAGTCCCTGCTCCTGCGGCACCGGCTACGACCCCGGTTGTCAGGCCCAGTCTTCCCCCACAACCGAAGCCCCAGCCGGCCATTTCCCGAACGCCGGCGAAAACATTTAGCGTTGTCACGCAAACATCGGCCAATGACGGCGAGCGGGTTCTGATCTACGGCAAGTCGGGGCTGGGTAAGACGACCCTTGCTTTCACCGCTCCCGGTGCAGTGTTCATCGCCCTGGATGATGGTAGCAAAAAGCTGACAGGTGCGAAAGCCATTCCCGGCGTCGAGTCGTTCACTGATCTGCGGGATGCCATTGCCCAAGCCCCGAGTTTCATCCCAGCCGGCGGTAGCCTCATCATCGATACGGTGACACGGGCCGAAGCCCTGATCGAACCGCACATCCTGGCCACGGTCAAAACCGAAAAGGGGGCCACGGCGACGAGCATGGAAAATTACGGGTGGGGCAGGGGCTATCGTTTCCTCTTGGAACACTACCGGCTCCTGCTCGCGGACCTGGATAACCTGATTCGTGCTGGCCGCAATGTGATCCTGCTCGCCCAGGAAGCCAACGCCCGCATTGCGAATCAGGACGGGATCGACTATATCGAAGCCGGCCCTCAGCTTTACCACTCCAACAATGCCAGCCTTCGCACGGAAACGTGTGCGTGGGTTGACTATGTTCTCCGCATAGGGTACAGTGAACTGGTCGTGACCAAGGATAATGAAAAGGCTACGAAGGGCAAGGTCACGGGTGAACGTACCCGAGTCATCTATAGCGACGGGCCTCTCAGCTTTGTGGCTAAGTCCCGTCCGGTACAAGGGAGAAAGCTACCTCCTGCGATCTCGTTTGCCGACGAACAGGACGACAGTTTGTGGAAAATGCTTTTCCAGGGAGCGATACCATGAAGAAAATTCCCCTCACCCAAGGGGAAGTATCCGTTTTACAGTCAAAAACATGCTGACTATGGCAGTGCTTTACAGGAGAACCTATGAATTTGACGGCCCGCAACACGTTGGTTATTGTACGCCTTGACGACTCCAAGGAGAAGATCATCGGCGGCGTTATTGTCCTCGCCAATTCCGAACAGTTCACGGAGGCGACGGTCGTGTCCGTTGGTCCGGGGAACATTGGTGCTGACGGTGCCCTGTCCGAGACGCGGGACCTTCACCCCGGTGATCGCGTCCTGGTTAAGTCTGTCGATGTTCGGCAGATGGGCCAAGGACTAGCCAAGGCGAAGACTGGCGTTGATTACACAGTCGAAGGCGTGAAGTACACCATTTACGAGCAAATGCACATCATTGCTCTCATTAGCTAACAACTTTTGGAGAATCACGATGAGTCTTATAGATCGAACAGGGGCATTTCTGGCCACGATCCAGGAATCCGCCTATGGAGAGACAAAGAAGGGCCTGCCTCAGTGGGTCGGTAAGCTGCTGGCCGTGAAGCGTTTCGTCACGGATAAGGCAGAATTGGAAGGCCTGAAGCTGGCCGATGCCGGTTGGGTGGACTGGAACTACGGCGACGAGATCACCGCCTTCCTGGTCCTGTTCAATGGCGACGGACCACTCAAGAATTTTGAGCAGCTTCAACTTGCCACGGGATGGGATGGCAGCGACTTTCAGGAACTCCCATCTCTCGTTGGCAAGACCGTTCTGATCCGCGTGGAGGAAGACACCTACGAGGGTAAAACCTCACTGAAGGTCCAATGGATCGACTCACCAGACGCGAGCCCCGACCGGACAATCAAGCAGGCCGATGCGGCTACGGTGGCAGCGGCGAACAGCAAGTGGTTGGCAGGACGCAAGCCGGCCCCCAAGCCCGCCACAGCGGCGAAACCAACACCGCCGAAGTCTGCTACGCCTGCGGCTACGTCTACCTCCCCGGCCGCATCCCCTACAGCCAGTGCCCCTGCTGCTGCACCCACCTCCCCCGCCGTTACGCCAGCAGTCAAGTCCCCGCCCGCTCGCAAGAGTAAGAAAACGGAAACCTCCGAGGCCGCTCCTGCGGACCCTGGCTGCACTATGGCGGAAGCATGGGAGTCCGTGAACAAGTCCAAGGGAACCCGCGATGATTGTGCGGTTGAAGATGCTTGGATCGAGACATGTGCCACGGTCGGCCCCCACCAGGAGGATACCACCTTCACGCCCCAGCAATGGCTGAAGGTCCGGGATACGATCCTGGCATCCTTCGTTCCGAAATCGGCATGACCCTTATTGGTTGTGCTTGTAGCAGTCGGTAGCTCAACGGCAGAGCGGGGCTTGATCGGCCCAGGTACGGGTTAGAATCCCGTCCGATTGTTTTAACCAGGAGCGGAAGTGATACAGGATTGGTCCAAGCTCCATAACGTATTCCTGTCTAATATAACTGGGGGCATTTACGAATGGCTCGCTACCCGCCTGGGCGTGTCTACCGACTCCCTGAAGGCGATGCAGGTTGGGTACACGCCCCGTGTGGTGTTCGGTGGCAAGGGCCTAAAGGCGGAGAAGGTCAGTTATGATGGATGGTTCACCGTACCGATGCGGTCGGCGGATGCGAGGATAATTGGCTTCAGCTTGCGAGGATTGAATGACAAGAAGGTTATGTATCCCGGCTCGAAACCTGGCTGTATGTTTGCTGTTAATCCCGCTCATAGGCACGGTGAGCACGGCTATTCTAGCGGCTCTCACAATTGGGTTCGTACTATGGATGGTGGTGTCTGCTGTCCAATATGTAACAAGCCTGATGGCTGTCTTGTTTCCAACGAGAACCCGGCTGATCCGAAGGCAGCCATCTGCATCCGCACCGAAAGCCCGGTCCGACTCAAGTTCGGATGGCTCCACATACGGAAAGACACGGGTATATTAGCGTCGGCTTCCCCGCTCCCTGGTGGAGATACGGGAACCCAGGTCGTGATCGTCGAGGGCATGTCGGATGCTTGTGCCGCGTATGACCTAGGCCTTGTTGGACTCGGCCGTCCCAACGCCCAGGGTGGCCTGGAGATCGTGGCTGATTTGGTGCGAGGCCGGGCCTGCATCATCGTCGGAGAAAATGACAAGAAGGCCAACGGAGATTGGCCCGGTCAGGTCGGGGCTTCAATGACCTTGAAGGCCTGTGCGAAGTCCACCGCCAAGGCCCGCATTCTCTACCCGCCGTCGCATGTAAAAGACCTGCGGGTATGGCTGACCAACTGTGGGCTGACGAAGGATACGCTCCTGGCTGATGCAGCGGAGAAGGGCGAGGAGCATATCACGACGGACCTGATCGCGGATGACCGGCCCCTCACTATCTTCAGGGCTTTCCTTCGCGACGTTTACACGCTGGGCAAGGTTACTGTCCTGAAGAACTGGGAATCGAGTTGGTACGTCTATAGCGAAACCGATGCCCGGTACGTCCCGACCCAAGAGGCGAACCTGATGGGATCGTTCATGCGATGGAGTGATCCCAAGATGGTAACGGTTGAGACGGCGAAGGGAGAGAAGGCGGAACGTCTAAAGGCTACGGCGAGTCTGTGGTCGAGTCTGAGGATGGCGGCGATGGCAGATGGGTACTTGGATGGTGCAATACCCAAGTGGATCAATGGCAAGCAGGGCGTCGATCCCCGCGATCTAATCTGCTTCAACAATGGAATACTTGACGTTAATGCCTTGCTCGATGGCGAGACGGACTACCTTGTCCCAACTACTCCCGACCTGTTCACGACGCACGCCCTACCATTCTCCTTTGATCCGGCAGCGGAGTGCCCCTTGTGGCTATCATTCTTGGACTCCTCTCTGGGAGACGATCCGGCGAAGATAAGCCTGCTCCAGGAATGGATGGGCTATTGCATGACGCCGGACACCAGCATGGAGAAGATGCTATACATGCGTGGGCCTACAGGATCAGGGAAGGGAACTGTGCTGTCAGTGGTTCAGCAGTTAGTGGGCGATGAGCAAGCCGCCACACCGCAATTTGATGGACTTTCGGAAGGTTTCGGGTTACAATCCCTTGTGGGTAAACTGGTCTGCCTGATCGGTGACGCCCGCGATGTTGGCGGGGCTTTACAGATGAAGAGTCTCCAGGTGCTGCTCTCCATTGTGGGCCGTGACGCCTTGCAAATCAATAGGAAGTTCAAAGAACACCTGGAAGGGAATCGACTAACATGCCGCATCACGATTGCCGCGAACACGTTCCTGAACATCCCGGACTCGACCGGGGCACTACAACGCCGATTGAGTCTGCTGGAGTTCTCCAAGACAATCACCAAGCCCGACATCACT